CGACATTAAAGACTGTCGAAGACAAGGCTGACGCAGCGGCATCAACAGGAAAAGCTATCGCGATGGCGATTGTATTCGGTTAATAGGAGAAAACCATGGCCGCCCCAAACGTAGTAAATGTAGCCACGATCACCGCCAAGTCGGCGCTGGTGGCTTTAAGTTCAACATCCGCAACCACGCTGGTCAGCAACGCTGCATCATCTGGCAAGGTATTTAAGGTCAATATGATCCAAGTGGCCAACGTCGATGGCACAAACGCTTGTGACGTTACGATTGACGTACACAACGCAGCCTCTGGGGGCGGCACAGCATACTCTCTCATTGCTACTGCATCGGTTGCAGGCGACTCATCCTTGATTGCTCTGGATAAGAACACAGCGATTTACCTTGAGGAAAACCGCTCGATCACAGCAACTGCTGGTACAGCCAACGACTTGGAAGTCATCGTAAGCTACGAAGAGATCAGCTAATGCGTACCATAGGCAACACACCTGTAGATGGTGAAGTACGGGCTGTTGCCAGTGGTGCATTGGCTAACGGCAACACGGTTATTGTTAATGCTAGTGGGACTGTTAGTGTTGTTGCCTCTACTGGGTCAGCATTTTCAAAAGGCTCCGCTGTTGTTGTTGACTCCGACAGGCCAACGGAAGGCTTGACGGCAGTATATGATAGCAGCAATAACAAGGTTGTTGTTATTTATTCTGACTCCGGCAATTCAGACTACGGCACAGCCATTGTTGGAACTGTGTCAGGTACGTCTATAAGTTTTGGCTCTCCTGTTGTTTTTAATAGTGGAAACACAGAAAAGATTGGCGGCACTTTTGATAGCAATTCAAATAAGGTTATACCTGTTTGGAACCAAGTTATTGGCAGTTCGCTTAGGGCTATTGTCGGAACGGTCAGCGGATCGTCAATCAGCTTTGGCTCAAGCGCAACCTTTTCATCAAATGGCACCGCTATTCCTTTAACAGCTTGTTTTGACAGCAACTCTAACAAAGTAATTGTAGCGTATTCCGATAACGGTAATTCTGGTCGAGGCGCTGCTGTTGTTGGAACGGTTAGCGGCACAAGTATTAGTTTTGGCTCTGAAACTGTGTTTGAGAGCGGTGAAACTAACAGTATAGGTATGGCTCACGACTCAAACGCAAGCAAGACAGTAATCGCATTTCAACGATCTGATAGAGGTTACAGTATTGTTGGAACCGTAAGCGGGACAAGCATTAGTTTTGGGACTAGGGTCTCTATGGATGGCAACAACAATGCAGAGAGGATATTCGGAACTTTTGACAGCACTAACAACAAAGTTGTCTTTGGCTACACGGCTCGTAGTGATAGCGAGTCCTGTGCTGCCATTGTCGGAACGGTTAGCGGTACGAGCATTAGCTTTGGAGACCCATCGTTTTTTATCGGGGCGGGTGTAGGAAATTATCAAATGCAGGGAATTGCTTTTGACTCTTCTAATGATAAGATTGTTTTTAGCACAAGTTTTGAAAGCACCCCTCGCCCGAATTACATTTCTTCCGCTTCAGTAAGTGGGACCAGTTTAGTTTTTGGGGACAATAACGTGGCTGCAACAAATGCAGCTACTTTTTTTGCTCCCATTGTATATGACGTTTCATCGGATAAATTAGTTTTATTCTACGATGACCTTGCAAACTCGCGAAGGGTTACAAGTTTGGTTACAGTTGTTGATACCCTTGGCACCAACCTCACCAGCGAGAACTACATCGGCATTGCCAAGGGCGCTGCTGCTAATGGAACATCTGCTGTTGTCCAGACGGGTTGCTCTATCAATGACGCACAGTCTGGTTTAACTGCTGGGCAGGATTACTATGTTCAAGTTGACGGTACGTTGGGTTTAACCCCTGCCGACCCATCTGTACTTGCTGGCACTGCCGTGTCGGCTACCAAACTCATCGTGAAAGGATAATCTGATGAAAACCATCGTTGAAACATCAACTAAGTTAAGCAAGTATTTGCTTGCTGATGATGTGGCAATCACAGCCACGGCTGACAACATCACTGTGGGAGACCCTGCACAGTTCATCATTGGCGACTTGAATAGCACGACAGTGACAATCACTGACAACGTGACCAACGCCCCTGCTGACTGGACAGGCAACAAGTATAAACTTGATGGCACTACATGGACGTTGAACCCTGATTGGGTAGACCCAGAAGCAGAAGACGGAGAATAATCATATGCGCACCATTGGTACACCCAGCACACAAGTACGGAAGCTGAACGCCATTGCCAGTGGTGCGTTGCCCAATGGTAAGGCTGTTGTTGTGAATGCTAACGGGACTGTTAGTTCTATTACAAGCACAGGCTCCCCTGCTGGCGTAGGTAGCAAAGTAATTTTTGATGGTGCAGTAGAGCAAACAGGCTCAACTTACGACACGAACTCAAATAAAGTAATTTTTTGCTACAAGGACGATGATAATAGTGATTATGCCACTGCAATTGTAGGCACTGTCAGTGGAGACTCTATAAGTTTTGGTACGCCTGTTGTGTATTCTAGTATTAACACAGATCAAAGCCATGCTACGTTTGATAGCTCTAACAACAAAGTTGTAATCTCATTTTACAAAAACAATGTTGATAGAAAGCACTGTATTGTTGGTACTGTTTCGGGAACAAGCATAAGTTTTGGAAGCTCAGTTGAGTATGATACTACGGGAAATCAGAACAATATAACCTTTGATAGCTCTAACAACAAGATTGTTGTAGTGTATGCTGATGGCAGCAACTCTTTTAAAGCTACTGCAAGAGTTGGTACGGTCTCTGGAACGAGTATTAGTTTCGGGTCGCCTGTGGTCTTTATGACTGGTTATTGTGTGTATGTAAACGCAACATTTGATAGCGCAAATAACAAGGTTGTGGTCGTATGTCAGGATTACAATGCGAACTTTAAAATGAAAGTATTTGTTGGCACTGTGTCTGGAACGTCTATAAGTTTTGGTTCAGAGGCAAATATTTCGAACGACCGTACCGACGCCTATATGGGTATAACTTTTGACACCACAAACAATAAAACAGTGGTGGTTTATAGAGACAGTGCAAACAGCGGTTATGCTACAGCGGCAGTCGGTACAGTTTCTGGAACGTCTATAAGTTTTGGAACACCAGTTGTGATTACCTCTGCTACATCGGCTTCGGATCGTGCTGGGCCACACGTGGCTTTTAATTCATCAGCAGGGCAAGTGGGCGCTTTAATATCCGATAATTCCAGCGGTAACACGGATATGTATTTTTACCCGCTAACTGTAAGCGGGACCAGTATAAGCGCAGGTGATCGTCTAGTCGTAGATACTTTTGTGAGTGGTTCTGGCAGTCACCAAGAGTACACTATGACGTATGATGTAAATGCTGACAAATTTGCAATGATGTACTCTGATGCAACTGGCTCAACTAGATACGGAGCAAGTCGTGTTATTAGTATGGACACCCTTGTCACCAACCTCACCGCAGAAAACTACATCGGCCTATCCAGCAACGGCTACCCTGACACCGCTGGGGCCACCATTGATGTGCAAGGTGCGATAAACGACAGGCAATCAGGTTTGACTGCGGGTCAGGCATACTACGTCCAGACGGATGGTACACTAACCACAACCGCTGGAGACCCAAGTGTCTTCGCTGGCACAGCCATATCGGCAACAAAGATGATCGTGAAAGGCTAGACCATGAGAACTATCCCAGAGTTAAAAGAGGGTACGCATAGGGCCAAGGCTACGGGTACACTGCCGAATGGTAAGCCTGTTGTTGTTAATAGCGATGGGACTGTTAGTGTTGTTGAGGGTGTTGCGGAAGGCGCTGGAACGCCTGTTGTTTTTGAAGCTGGCACAACTAATTTTGTATCAACCGTCTTTGATAGCAACTCTAACAAAATAGTTATCGCATATAGAGACTCCAGTAACAGCAATTATGGAACCGCTATCGTTGGTTCAGTAAGCGGAACCTCCATTTCATTTGGAACACCATCTGTTTTTAGGTCAAACAATGCTCAACATATAGCAGCTACATTTGATAGCAATTCAAATAAAGTTGTTATTGGCTTTCAAGACGTTGCTAGTTCCTTTAGAGGCACGGCTATCGTAGGTACGGTGAGCGGAACATCAATAAGTTTTGGTAGTTTTGTTGTATTTGACACGTCTGCCGCAGAGCAAATAGCAGCAACATTTGACACAAGCAACAGCAAGGTCATTATGTGTTGGCAACGTGGCGGTTCTGACGGGGTGGCTGTTGTCGGCACGGTTTCTGGCTCGTCAATCAGCTTTGGTTCATCTGTGACTTTCTCTAGTGGCACAGCATTTTATATTTCAGCAACATTTGACAGTAACTCAAACAAAACTGTGATTGCTTACGGTGGGCCAAGCAACTACGCCACAGCAATTATTGGAACTGTAAGTGGAACGTCCATCTCTTTTGGCACGCCCGTTGTGTTTCATAGTGTTGAGCCAAACTATACGTCAGCAACTTTTGATAGCGTTAATAATAAAGTTGTTGTGGCCTATAGAAATAACAATGCGAGTGCAAGAGGGACTGCAATAGTTGGAACCGTAAGCGGCACAAGCATTAGCTTTGGATCGTCAGTACAATTTAACACTGACGTTACAAATTACACATCGGCAGTTTTTGACAGCAGTAGTGGCAAGGTTGTTATCTCTTACAGTGATTATAATAACTCACAATATGGTACTGTAATTACTGGCACTGTGTCGGGTACGTCAATTAGCTTTGATGACCCAAGCGTATTTGAGTCCGCTGCGGTTGACAACATTGGATCAGCATTTGATAGCAATTCAAATAAAGTTGTTATTGGCTTTCAAGATCAACTTAACTCATCTTACGGAACCGCTGCTGTCTTCGCTGTTGGCTCCACCAACCTCACCTCAGAGAACTACATCGGCATGTCTCAGGGCGGCTCTGTAGCAAGCGGCAGCAGCGCCACGGTAGACATCATCGGCACACTCAGCACAAACCAGTCTGGCCTCACCGCAGGGCAAAGCTACTATGTCCAGACAGACGGGACGATAGGCACAACCCCTGCCGATCCAAGTGTCTTTGCAGGGACAGCAATATCTGCTACAAGTTTAGTAGTAAAAACATAAGGCGAAGCCATGCCTCTAATCCCGCTCAAACTCCCCGCAGGCCAGTACCGCAACGGCACTGACCTTATGTCTCAGGGCCGCTGGCGGGACATTAACCTTGTACGCTGGCACGAGGATGCGCTGCGCCCCGTTGGCGGCTGGCGTCAACGTGCTTCCGTCGATCTGAACGGCGTTGTTCGCTCTATGATTGCGTGGGAAGAGAATGACGGCTTGCGCCAAGTGGCGGCGGGAACGTACAACAGCCTGTACGTTATCAACGCAAATGGCACTGCAACTGACATTACACCCTCTGGATTAACCGCTGGCCGCGTAGACGCAAACATCAACACGGCATACGGCGGCGGGTTTTACGGTAACGAAGAATACGGCTTGCCACGCGCTGACACTGAAACCATCCTCCCGGCTACAACTTGGTCTCTGGAGAATTGGGGCGAGTATCTGCTGGCCATGTCATACGATGACGGCAAGCTATACGAGTGGCAGGGCAACCCCGCAACGGACGCTGCTTTAATCGCAAACGCGCCGACCAATTGTACCGGCATGATGGTGACAGAAGAGCGTTTTGTCGTATGTTTCGGCGCTGGCGGCGATCCGCGCAAAGTGCAGTGGTCAGACCGCGAAGACAATACGACTTGGACGCCCGCAGCTACAAACGAAGCTGGCGACATAAACTTGCAAACCAACGGCGTTATTTTAGCTGGGCTGCGCACACGCGGTCAGTCGCTAATCCTGACCACAGAGGATGCCCATAGCCTGACTTACTCAGGTCCGCCGTTTGTTTATGGGGTGGAGCGCGTTGGAACCTCCTGTGGGCTTATAGCGGCCCGCGCGGCGGCTTCTGTTGACAACGGCGTGATTTGGATGGGTCTGCGTGGGTTCTTCGCTTACTCCGGTGGCAGGGTGCAGAGTATCCCGTGCGATGTGGCCGACTATGTATTCAGCGACATCAACAAGGATCAGCGCTCTAAAGTTTCTTGCGTGGTCAACAGCGCTTGGAACGAAATTTGGTGGTTCTACCCAAGCGCAGACAGCCTTGAGTGCAACCGCTACGTTGCCTATGACTTTGTCGAAAACATCTGGATCACAGGCGAAATGGATCGCACCGCTGGCGTTGATCGCGGCGTGTTCCGTTACCCAATGTTCATTGCAAGCGATGGCGAGCTATACGAGCATGAGATCGGCTACAGCTACGGCTCAAGCACTCCCTTTGCCGAAACCGGGCCTATCTCTATAGGCGCTGGTGACAACCTGATGAATGTTGTTGAGCTTATCCCCGACGAAAAGACGCAGGGCGATGTGACTGCCACGTTCAAAACGCGATTTTATCCGAATGGCTCTGAGAGCGAATACGGGCCGTTTAACATGAGCAACCCGACATCGGTGCGCTTCCAAGGGCGTCAGGTGCGTATGCGGGTTGAGGGTAGTGTTGCAACGGATTGGCGTGTCGGCATCATGCGGCTTGATGCGCGGCAGGGCGGGCGTCGAT